TACCATATTGAAAGACAAGAAAATTATGATAAAGAACATCCAAATGCTGTAAGATTTAGATATTCACCTGAAGGTATTTACGCTGGTGGATCAGGTTATTATGGTACTCCTACTTTAGGTTCTTTTAATGATAATCAACCCGGAATTTATTTTGATAATTATGAAATGGCTCATTTTAGATTATTAACAGATGTTAATTATCTTCCTTATGGTCGTTCATATCTAGAACCAGCTCGTCGTATTTTTAAACAATATTCATTAATGGAAGATGCGATGTTAATTCATAGAATTGCTCGCAGCCCAGATCGTCGTATTTTCTATATTAACGTAGGTTCAATTCCACCTAACGAAGTAGAAAATTTCATGCAGAAAACAATTTCTACAATGAAACGTACTCCATTAATGGATGCTCAAACAGGTGAATATAACCTTAAGTATAATATGCAAAACTTACTTGAGGACTTCTATATCCCAATCCGTGGAAATGATACATCAACTAAAATTGAAACTACACCTGGTTTACAATATGATGGTATTCAAGATGTTACTTATTTACGTGATAAATTATTTGCTGCTCTTAAAGTGCCAAAAGCATTTATGGGTTATGAAAAAGATTTAACAGGTAAAGCAACATTGGCCGCTGAAGATATACGTTTTGCTCGCACTATTGACCGTATACAACGCATTGTCCTATCAGAATTATATAAAATCGCATTGGTGCATTTATATTCGCAAGGATACACCGGTGAAGAATTAACTGATTTTGAATTAGATTTAACAGGTCCTTCAATCATTTATGAGCAAGAAAAAATTGCTTTGATGACTCAAAAGGTAGATTTAGCTAAATCAATTATGGAAACTAAATTATTACCTACTGATTGGATTTATGATTATATCTTTAACTTCAGCCAGGATCAGTACGATGAATATAGAGATTTATTAGCTGAAGATCAAAAACGTACTTTCCGTTATAATCAAATTATGGAAGAAGGAAATGATCCTAAAGTAACAGGTCGTTCTTATGGTACACCACATGATTTAGCTTCATTGTATGGTAAAGGTAGAATGTATTCTGAACCGGATAATGTTCCCGTAGGATACGGAGATGATTTAAAAATGGGTCGTCCTGAAGAAAAATCAACTACTCGCAATACTCAAGATGATAATTTTGGTAAGGATAGATTAGGTGCTAAAGGTATGAAAAAAGATGATAACGAATCAGATTCTATCAAACCTCAATATAAAGGTGATTCGCCAATGGCATTAGAAGCAAAACAAGTTTATCTCAAAAATAAAACATTAATTGAAAGTATTACCAAGAAGATTTCACTTACTGAAGATAAACCGAAAGATTCATTATTAGATGAAAGTCAAATAAGAGAATAAAAATCTTTATATATTTATAATAAAACCTATAGGGATGAATATAAAACATTCTAAGTATAAGAATACTGGAATTCTATTTGAACTTTTAGTAAGGCAGATTACTTCGGATACTCTGTCTGGGAAAGATTCAAAAGCTACCAATATTCTAAAAAAATATTTTGTAAAAACAGAATTAGGAAGAGAGTATAAATTATACGAAACTCTATCCAAGCATAAAAACCTTACAGAAGGCAAAGCAGAAGTTGTAGTTAATTCAGTTATTGAATCGTCTAAAAACCTAAATAGAGGTACCTTAAAAAGACAAAAATATAATTTAATTAAAGAAATTTCTGAATATTACAATTTAGAAGAATTTTTTAAGACTAAACTTCCAAATTATAAAACTCACGCTGCTTTATACACACTGTTAGAAATTTATAATAGCGAAAATTTATCAAATCCCGATCAAATTATTTCAAATAAAATTGCTATTTTAGAAAGTTTAACAACCAAACAAGTTGATAAACAAAAAGTAGAAAATGATTTAATGACGGAATTTCAATCATATGATAAAGATTTACGTATTTTAACATACAAAGTACTATTAGAAAAATTTAATGGAAAATATGCTTCATTAAATGACAACCAAAAAACTGTTTTAAAAGAATTCATTAATTCTGTTGATTCAACACCAAAACTAAGAGAATTTTATAACTCTAAGATTCAACAAATTAAAGAAGAATTAAATAAAATTACCCCTCAAATCAAAGACAAAGCTGTTCAAATCAAATTGAATGAAGTTAATAACATGTTATCACCTTTAGGTAAAACATCAAATGTTGGCGATGAGGAATTAGTTAATTTGTTACAATATTTTGCATTATTAGAAGAACTTATTGAATCAAATGGGTAAATTTAAATACAAATTAAAGGAATTAGAAGTTGGTGATGTAGATTACAACAAAGGTACAAAATCTACAGTTACCGATATTGATCCTGAAACTGGACGTATTACTTGGGATATTGAAGAAATTCCTGATTTTGAAAGTGTATTTAAAAACTTAAAAAAAGCAAAAGAATTTATGGATAAATTGTCTAGAAGTAAAGATCTTAGACAAGATGCTACAATGCAAAAAATCCAACAAGAATTAACAACAACTTTTAATGAACTTCGTACCCATGTGCGAAAAAATTATCCTGAAGACTATGCAAGAATTAAAATGGTAGCAGAAATGAATACCATTTCATCAAATTCAGGATTTGTATCAGGAGGAGAAGGTGAAAATCATTCAGGTCCATCACCAAAAGGTTCAACTTATGGAGCATACAAACAAGTTGGATATAAAAAGGTAACAGAAGGTCCCGGAGCAACATTTGGTCCCGGTCCATCAGCAGGTCCTGAAGGTGTAAAAGATAATATTTATGTTAAAGACTTTAAATACAAATTAGTTAATCAAAAAGCTTTAAATCAAAAAGCAAAAGGTATTGAAGTTAAACAACTTTGGGAAGCTACAGATACTGAAGATTTTCTAAATGGAATGAATATTGTAGATCCTGATAGAAGAAAATTTATATCAAGTCGACTAGAAGGATTTGATACTTTAGAAGAAAAATTAAATGCTCTAATCCCCCTATTACAATCAGCAAAACATGAAACTATGGATTACTACAGAGCAAATCCAAATTCATTTGCTGTAGTATATGGAACTGATTTAGCAAATGATTATTTAAACGATTTAATAGACTTATTTAAAAAACAATAAAATGGCAAATATACCTTCAAATTCATCCGCTGTTAAAGCTACTGCTTCTATTACTGGATCTTATGCTGGTTTCACAGTTGCTAATGCTGCAGTAACATTCTCTGCATTAGTAGATGGACAAGGAAACAATTTAGGAGCTCTTACATTCCCATCAGGAGTAACAGTTCCATTAACAGTAACTAGTGCTTCCTTTACAGGCGGACCAGTGATTTTCTATTCTTAATATTTATAAACATGGAAAAGACATTACAACAACAATACGACCTTATTAAAGAAGGTAAAGGAAATAAAGATTACTTTTTAAAAAGTGCTCGTCGTGTATTTCCTGAATATATTACTTCTTTAACAGATTATAATACAGCAGTTACTATTCTAAAACACAAAAGTATCCTTTCAGAAGGAATGGGTGGTGTAACTACTGGTAGAAAAGACTGGTTTAAAATTTTTAACGACAATATTGCTGAAGCAGTTGGTGTTAAGGATAAAAAAGAATACGGTGATCAAAATACATTTGAAAAAATTGATAAAGATGTAGCTAAAGATTTAGCCAATCAGTTCGACAATAAAGATCCTAAAAACATTGACAATTTATATGGTCAATCATTCTTATTAGGTTATTTAACAGAAATGTGGGATGAAAAAAATGCCAATAAAACTGTAGATGAATTAAAAGCTATTGTAGCTAAAAACATGGCCAAAGATATTAACTATTACCACACAAATGCTTCATTTGGTGTTAAAGGTATTGGTTATACTAAAGATTCTGTTGGTATGGGTGAACCTAAAGCTCCAAAAGGAAAATATAAATCAAGCGGCTACGGCGATTTAGATAAAAAATAAATTATGAAACAAGTATTAATTGAAACAATCCCGTTTTCAGTTGCTCCTATACAACTAACTGAAGGTTTAAAAGCACCTTCTGGTAATCCTTTAGTTGAAGGAATACTTGCAACAGCAGAAGTTAAAAACGGGAACGGAAGATATTACCCAAAAGAATTATGGGAAAGAGAAATTGAAAAATATAAAGATATTGTTAAAGAAAACAGAGCAACAGGTGAATTAGATCACCCTGATTCTTCAATTATTAATCTTAAAAATGTATCTCATATCATTAGAGAAATTTGGTGGGACGGTGATAAAGTATTAGGTAAATTAGAAATTCTCCCTACAGTATCAGGTAATATTTTAAAAGCACTTATTGAAAATAATGTAACAGTAGGTGTATCATCTCGTGGAATGGGTTCATTAAAACAAATTGGTGAAACATTAGAAGTACAAGATGATTTTGAATTATTGTGTTGGGA